CCAAATCATTTAAATTCAAAAATGAAAACTTAGTAAGTGCCACGACTCGCAGCTCTATCCTTGACGACCTCACTATTTATACAATAGGATCAAATAACGGAAAGGCTGATCCTAATACAATTATAGATAAATTTGTAACTAAATATTTAGTTTAGAGTTTTCACACCATAAAGCTAAAGCATGACTGACGAGCTATTTATTTGCAAAGTTACAGAGGTTGGATTGGATTTCTTTCCTCATTTAGTAAGGTCATTGAAGGAATATCTTGAAGAAAACTATCCAGAATACAAAGGATATATGCGTAACGCCAGCGATGGTACGTATGAATTATTCGCAATTAAAAAGACTGAAAAACCAAGTTAGTTAATCCACTGAAACAAATGAGCCAAAAACCAACACGATTCCAAAAGGAACTACAGAAAGAAATCGATAGACTCGAATCAGTAGTTTTAACTGAAGAGCTTAAAGAATCATTAGCTCGTGAGCGCAAAGAAATTGCTAAGAAGCAAATAGAGAACCTTAAAGCCAGTAACGGGGCGTATGCTAGTTTATGAGAATTTTAATAATTATAGTTATCTTCTTAGCTTCCTGTTCAGAAGATCCTGAACCTCAGAAGCCTTGTGCTCAACTTGAACAGGAATTAAATACAGCACAGAAAGCAGTACTTGAACTCCAGGCTAAAGGATCTAATGGTAATCAGGATGTTTGGTTAAACAAATTAAATAACCTCATTAGAACCAGAGATGGAATTCAAGCTGAATACACTACTAGACATTGTTTGTAATAAAGTCTTAAATTGCTTAAATGGAAACCGATCAATATGGATTAGAACCGACTAATGGAAATGGGAGAAACCACGACGGAACATTTTTACCGGGCAATAAAGTTTCGGCTGGTCGTGGGCCAAATAGAGTCTCCCAAGTTGTCCGTGAATCATTAATTAAGTTCTTAGAAGCAAACATAGAAAGCGTTCAAGAGTCGTTTGATAAGTTGAAACCATTGGAGAAACTACAATTCGTTGCCAACATTCTGCCTTACGTGGTTCCAAAGATGTCAACACTACAAACAGAATCTTACCAGGATACCAATCACACAGGAAAGATTACAATAGAAATAGTTAAGTCTAATGGAATACTGGAAAGCAATACCGGGATTTAGTCGTTACGAGGCTTCAAATCTTGGACGTTTGAGATCCTTGAATTATAAGGAATCAAAAACAATAAAGGTTCTTAAACCGGCCTTAAGTGGGGGTTATTTTAAAACTATGTTGCTCAGTGATGATGGCAAATATTATTCATGGATGGTTCATAAATGGATTGCGTTGGCATGGTTAGGGCCGCGTTTAGAGTTTGAGGTTAATCACAAAAATGGCGTTAAGACTGACAATAATGCTTTAAATCTTGAGTATTGTACGCGATCACAGAATATTCAACACGCTTTTGATAATGGTTTGATGATTCCCAGGAGAGGAACAAAAAACAATCTATCCAAACTAACTGAGCAACAAGTAAAAGAGATCCGTCATCATGCGGACAATTTCAAAGGAAGGTATTATGGTAGAAAGGAACTGGCATTTAAATATGGAGTTTCGGAATGTACTATCAAGGAGGTGGTCACCAGGAGGCGGGACGGTTGGAGCCACGTTTAAAAGCATCCACCGTATTTGAAAAGAACCTTGAAGCATACCGGCAAGGTTATAGGATTATAATGAATCAAGGCGGCTCAAGGTCGTCCAAGAGTTTCAGTATCATGCAGTTATTGATAATGATTGCAATGACTGAGCATCATTCGATAAGCGTAACAAGCTGTGCTTTTCCACACTTACGCCGTGGAAGTTTAAGGGATTGGAGAACGATAATGGAAGATATTGAAACCTATGACCCTAATAAGCACACAAAGACGGAACAGGTTTACCACTACGGTAAGAAGAGTTATATCGAGTTCTTTTCAGTTGATAACAACCTAAAGGTGCGCGGGCCAGGTAGGGATATATTATTTATTAATGAGGCTAATTTAATACAGTTTGATACGTTCCAGCAGCTTATACTTAGAACCAGGAAGTGCATTTTCGTGGACTTCAACCCCAGTGACGAATTTTCTTGGTTATATGATCACGTACAGACGCGGGATGACTGCAAGTTCATCAAATCAACATACTTAGACAACCCCTTTTTACCTCATGAGCAAGTCAAAGAAATTGAAAACCTCAAAAACGTTGACTCCAACTTCTGGCGTATTTATGGAGAGGGAGAAAGAGGACATTCAGAGGGAGTTATCTACACTCATTGGCAAACGTACTCGCAAGATGTTGAAGGACGCACCGTATTCGGCCTTGATTTCGGCTATAACAATCCCGCTGCACTCATTAAGGTTACCGAAAAGGATCAAGACTTATATTGGAAACAAGAATTATATCAGTCTGGACTTACGAACTCAGACCTTATCCCTGTTGTAAAGCAAGTATGTGGAAGATTGCCAGTTTACTGCGATTCTGCCGAGCCAGATAGGATAGAGGAAATGAGAAGAGCTGGTATAAATGCCATACCAGCTAATAAAAATGTAAAAGAGGGCATTGACTTCATAAAAAGTAGAAAATTATTCATTTGGCATGGGTCTGTAGAGTTATTGAAGGAAATAAAAAGTTATAAATATATGGATCAAGGTAAGAAATTAGGCAATCAACCAGAAGTGCCGTTAAAATTGAACGATCACGGATGTGACGGCGGACGTTATGGATCTGTATCATTCAAAAAGGCTAAAACAGGACTTAATATTTCGTTCCATCGATGAAACCAAATTTCCTTTGCTCGGCTCGCTGGACGAATGAGACAAAACAAAATAATATTCTGTGATAACCTTTAAGATACAAGGCGCGAAATATGAAAAACAAAACTAATCACTCTGGCAAAAAGTACGGGTCAATCACGGTTTTGTATCAGTGGGTAGGTGAAAATTATAGGCTATACGGATTTTGTAGGTGTGATTGTGGAACAGAACGAAAGTTTAGAATTAGTCATTTGGTTACCGGCGCAATAGTTAGTTGCGGTTGCGTTCAAAAGGAAAGGATAAAAAACCTAAATTTAAGGCACGGACACTCAGGGACCCTACAGCATCATTCATGGAAAGGTATGAAAGGGAGGTGCTATAATCCCAACAATGAAGGATATAAGAACTATGGAGGCAGAGGCATTACAGTTTGTGACCGTTGGCTAAACTCGTATGAAGACTTTATTTCTGATGTTGGCCATCCGCCATCGCCACTTCATTCAATTGATCGGATTAATAATAATGGAAACTACGAGCCGGGTAACTGTAGGTGGGCAACTAAAAAAGAACAGGCAAACAATAGGCTCAAACGTGGTCCATTTAAGCACAAAAAAAACAGACTATCCGCATGATTACGTTCAAAATAAGAGGGGAAAAGTTTGCTTTGCCTACCGCCTGGGAAGATGTCACCTTTAATCAGTACGTAGCCTTACTGACTTTACCTGATTCCATCCTTCACCAAATTAACCTATTCACGAAAATCGGCTTAGACATTCTATTCACCGCAGAACTTAGGAACCTGGAGAAAATAGCGATGGCTCTATCCTTCATAAACATATCACCAAAGTTTGAAGCCTCACCGACGCGGATGGTAGGCAAGTACGTGATGCCCAAAGATTGCACCATTGAATCCTTACCACAGTTCGAAGATTTAAGAGGCCTTTGTAACAAGCGTCCGAAAGACTTAGACACTGTCGACAACCAAATACTATTAGCTGAATTGTACCTTGAAGCGTGTGCTATTTACGTTCAGAAGATCAAAGACGGCAAATATGATTCTTTAAAGGTTCCTGAAGTCAAAGACGCGCTAAGGAACGAACCTTGTATCGAGATCATCCAGACTGGTAGTTTTTTTTTATTCAAGCCATTGAATACATCAATGAATACGCGGCTTCGCTTCCAGAAAGCAATGCAACGGCTGAAGAGGTTGCTGCAGGACTTACCAGGTTATCAGAAGTCTTTGGATTTTCTGCAACACTCTTCGAAGCAGGAGAAAGGATGAGCGTTAACCCTCAACACTTCATGGAGTGGAGCGCACGGGAGTTCTGGCACATGATCAGATACCACGCATGGAGAATGGACGCCACAAGGGAATATTCTAAGATAATGGCTGAAAAGAAATAGATTTTTTGCATATTTGATACCGA